GAGGCTTTCTCTAGCCCCTTAATAACCTTTTTAACCTTTCGTACCATTAGGCTACCTCTTCCCAATTAGGCGTTTGACTGTCTGTGATTACAGTCCAACTTGGTGTTTGGCTTGTTGATATGGCTGAATAATTTGGTGTTTGACTGTCATCTATAATACCCCACACTAACACTTGAGCTACACTCCCAACACCTTCAACACCGATAACTTCGGCTACAGCACCTCCTGCAACCGTAACTGTACCAACACTGCCCCCCGCCTGCACGCCTGTAACAGAGACAACATTTTGTGTACGAGTCGTAACTGAACCAATAGCCCCAGTAGCTCCCACACCTGTAACGCTAGTGCTTGCGTCACCTGTAACGGTAACTGAACCAATAGACCCAGTGCCTTCAACACTCGTAACAGAAACGGTAACACCCGTTCCTTCGATGATCGTGACAGAACCGATTGATCCTGTTGCAGAAACACCTGTGACGGCGGTGACTGCTGATGCACTAACTGTAACTGAACCGATAGCGCCTGTGCCCGCAACACCTGTGACCTCAACAGGATCGGGTTGCCCCCACGGACTTTCGCCCCAAGCGCCTCTACCCCAGCCGGTGACATTTGCCATAGCTTAGGCAATACGAATGATTGCACTGCTAGCGTCCGCAGTTGGAAACGAGATAGTAAAATCACCAGAGGTAGAAGTTTTATCTCCACCAAACGCTAATGTGCAAACAGCTTTGTCTGACTGGGTATCGTTGTATATCAATGCGCCATTTGCAGTAATAGTGCTCGAACTGAAAGTAAGATCGGCAAAGTCGCAAAACGCCGTTGTACCTGACGTTGTAGGCGTAACGCTTGTCAATGCTGCACCTGCTGCTGTGTACCCCGTACCAGATACTTCGTTAGACGTTGTATACGCAGTGGTGCCTGCGCCTAAAGAAGCAGAGCTTGTATACAAAGCTAACTTAAATGAATTACCGCTAGTGGCAGTAAAATTATGTGTGCCTACAAGTAATTCTTGCTTAAACGATGTGCACATAGCCGTCGATATAGCCATCACAAACTCCTAATTATGTCTGCCATGTCTTTATGACCTTGGCGTTCTAACTCTGCAATAAGAGTTGTCCTATCGCTCTTTACTGCTTCTTTTATGTAGTGCAAAGCTGTAGCTCTGACCGCTTCTTTGAATGCTTCTGCCTGCTGTGCTATTACAGGGTGGCAGCTATTACCAACACTTACAATTTTGTCTGCCGCTACTTGTGCCCAAAACTCAGGATCATGCCCTTTATTTTCTGTAGTAGATACAAGAACATCTCCTACCTCTATCTGCGGTGCACGTAAGAACATACTACATCACCTGCATTCGCGTTTGCCCTGAACGGTAGGTATCAGCTCGTAATTTTCCATCACCTAACGTCTGGAGCAATACCATAGAAGCAGCATAAAACTTGTCATACATAGCCACCATATCAGGCTCACCTTTCATAAACCGTATGGCTTCAACCAGAGCACCATTTAACAACGCAGAATCAAACTCATCTCCAAGATAAGTGGTACTTGCGGTAACAATAGACTCAGGATAATACCCATAATGTAATTCAAACGTGTAATTTGAGTCGGGTGTTGGCCCTAATATAAACGCATCGTCATTAAAAATGCCGTAGTGTTTTGGTAAACCTGTGGTGGTCGCAACAGGGTAAGCCTCACGTATGAAGTTAACATCTTTATTTAGTAAGAAATGATAGTTACTACTACCATCTATTACTGCGATACTGTACACATACAAAAAATCTGTGGGTACTGATAAGTATTTGTTACCAGAAGTAGCGGTACCAGTAACATTTTTACGTAGTGCGGGTAATTGCACAGCGTTATAAATTTTCTGTTCCGCCTGTTGCGTAAACATAGCGAGCTGAGCATCTGTAAACGTAAGCTCACAGATGTCTTCGATATTTGTTTTTAGCTCGGTGTAGTTCATGTTTTATGCCATAGGGCCGCGAGCCATAAGTCCTTTTGTAGCAGCGCCTGTACCGCGAACCTTGATGCCGGTGGTCTTTACACCAGACATATCAGGCTTAGGCGCTTCTTTTACTTCTTTGATTTTACTATCTTTTTTCATAACTGTACTCTAAGTTGTTGTAACCGTTACTGTTCCTATCTGACCAGTTGCTACTAAGTCATTAGGCGTTAATCCAAAAGGGTCACCCCCTGCACCCACAGGATTCCAGCCCCACTGTATCTGTCTACTACTGTTTTCTCCTGCTTCACCTAAGCTCCTATCAGGCCGTGGATCTCTGATAGCTTGCGGATCATCTACTGGAAATTCACCTAACTTTAGCTGTGGGTGGTCTGGACTCCAGCATTCTGGGCACGCCTTTAGGTTTGTATCTTGCCCCTTACGTATTAAGTTTTTTAATTCACGTAGCTTATACTGAAATCCACAGATGTCACATTCAGCAATGGCTCTTTTGGTAGATGCAAACCTATTAGACATAACTCATGCGCGGTACAAAACGTGCAGCCGTTTTTGTCCTGTCCTCTCCTGCCGCTAATGCAAATTGCTCTTCATACACTTCTTTCAATAACGGTATGCGCGGAGCTAGCTCTGGATCTTTCATAGATATGTGGTATGCCAAACCAGCCACCAAACAAGGAAGAAATCTGAAATTAACATCAGCGGTTTCTACGCCATTTCCTGCGTCTTGTATTCGCCGCATACGATAATACTTAAATATGTACTCGTCGTTTTTATCGGGTACAGGCCACACGTTGATTTTAGGATTGTCTCTAAGACGTTCTACGTAGACTTGTATCGGTCTACCTTCTGTTAACTTGTTAGGTATAGAAGCGTACGTGCTAACACTTATTCGACTTATAGTTAGATCAGACTGCGTATACTCATTGCCAGAATTTGTGCGTATAACTTGTTCCAACAAGTCAATAGTGTCTGCGGGCAAATCGTACTGACTCGTACCCTTAACCATCGTCACAGTGCCTTCATCAATCGTCCACAAGTTGATGCCACGGTTCTGCCATTCAATAGTCATCAAGTTCATGGATCTGCGAGCAGTGCGAAGGTCATACCCTGAACGCATTTCACGGCCCGCACGCTCCCACGCTTCTTCAGCGATCTCCGTGAAGTCCATATCAAACGCAGTTGTTCCAGAAGTAGCCATCTATTTTTTCTTCGCTGTAGTTTTTTTAGCTGCTTTCTTAACTGGTTCTTTCTTTGGTTCTGGAGCCGGTGTGGGCTGTAAATGCTCTAGCCTAGCCTTTGCCTCTTCCTCGCTCATAAGACTCGCATCTACTATGGTATACGTGCCGTCTTCGTTCTTGCTGCCAACTTGAAAAACAGGACGCCCGTCTGAAAAGTTGCCGTTTTGGAAAACTTCTAGTTTATCCATTCTTACTACCTCTTACGTATAAGGTTTTCTTTCTACGGTTGCCCATGACTGCTCCGCAACCTTTATGGTTTGCGCGTATAGGGCCACCAGCCTTTGCTGTTTTAACCTTGGCTTTGGGGGTATTAGACACCACTTGCTGCCCTCTAGCACCTGCCTTTTTCTTCTTACGTGCCGTAGTAGCACGCTCAGATTGGCTCAGTGACTGTGCTTTAGCTTTGGGCAGGCAACGATCTGGGTTCTTTTTGTCCTTCGACGTGCCGCATGGCCCTTTGATCTTGCCATCGGTGCCGATACGAACCCACTGCTGATCCCGCCATTGTTTGAGCTGTCCCATTACTTACTCTTCTTCTTGCTGCCCTTAGCGTAGTTAGGGTCTTTGCAATACTTAGAAGCTGCCATATTCGCATAAGCAGACGGGTAGGTATCAAACGTGCGCTTGGCCCACGCCTTACCTTTCGGGCAGATCTTACCGCCCGACTTCACTTTACCGCCTGACTTATAGTAGCGTCTCATCGCATCTTCGCTGGACGCACGCCCTTACGAGCTATGCCAGCGCCTCTTACTTTGCCGCCTTTTTTAAAATCTCTTGTCTTGGCACTACCCTTACCATTTTTTCGTTTATAAGTTTTTCGTTCTATATCAACAGTTCCCGGTTCTTCTCCAGCTACAAATTTAGCTGGCTCAACTACATAACCTCTAGTATTCCTGCCGGGGCCGATAGTATCATGCTGTCTGTTTCGTTCGCTTGTTAGCTTTCTTCTTGGCCCACGCTTAGTTTTAGATACTTTCTCCTCTCGTTTTGGTTTACGACTATTCGCACTGTACCTAGATACTTCTTTACCTATGAGATCACGCATACCTAACTCCTAACG